AAAATAAATAGCGTAATGATTTGGCTTTATTTTGTCTGGATTCTCAAATGCAAAATTTATAAAATTTCTGCTTAACTCGTAGCTATTCATTATAACCCTCCATAATCGTATAAAATTAAAAATCCCTTACTCTCATCTTGCTTCCTACTTCAAGACTCAAATAAGGGATTATAAAAAAATCCGTAGCGCATATAGTGTAGGAAGTGCGCTTTAATAGTTTAAAGATAATAACGCAAAATTATAAATTTTGTAATTAATCGCCCAGCAAATGTTCTTCAATGCTTTTAACCAGTTCTTTGTTTTCTGTGATCCCGAAGATAACATCAAGTATGTAATCCACCTGGAGAGTTAACTGATTTTGAGCAGCTAAACCATCGTCAGCTACTTGCTTACCGCATTCGATCTCAACTGCTAATTGTTGCCTTTTAAGTTCACGTTCTAAAACTCCTTTATAAAGCTTTGTTCTGCGTTTAAATTCTTTGCTCATCGCCAGTTCTTCTATTGCTAAATCTAATAGTGAGCATAGCACTATTGTTTTACTAAATTGTCTCTCGTTACTCATCTTACCACATTTTTAATTGACTTCTATGTGTTTCTAATCGCTTTACTGCGTTATCGTAGTATTCCTTATCTATCTCGCAACCAACTAAATCAAAGCCTAAATCATCACAAGCAATCGCAATGCTTCCACTTCCCAAATGGCTGTCAAATATAGTTTGCCCTTCTTCCGCATATTCATTTAGCAAATATCTGTAAAGTTGATAAGGTTTTTGAGTTGGGTGTATGCTTCCGCCTTTTTGTGCTATTAAACCTCTATTAAATGTAAATATTCTCGTCGGCTTATTAAAACTACTGTAAGCAAGTTCGCAATCACTCATAGTTAAGGCGTGTTGTCCTTTATCCCATACAATCCAGCCTTTAGTTCCTTTTTGCAAGTGGGCAACAAAATAATTAGCACCCCAAACAATTTGATTTTTAGATATTCTTTCAAGTTCCAAAAAGTATTTAAAATTAGGTATTGCATTATCCCACCCTTTAAATTCGTGTGCTTTTCTGTTGTGTTTTGGGTTTTTACAAATGCTTTCTTTTTGTCCGTCAACTCCTATTCCATAAGGTGGGTCTACTATTGCTAAATCAAATTGTTTATCCTTACAAGTTTTCATATATTCCATACAATCAATATTGTAGAGTTGTATGTTACTTCTATTTTTACTTCCTGCTTCCATATTACCACATTTTTTTTACTAAAAAATATCCTAACTCATCCGCCTTTTTACGCAGCTTTTCAATCTTTTCTGCTTTTCGAATTTTGGCAAATTCATAGCGTTCTTGATCGCTTTGCGTTATTCTAAATAGGCTGTATTTGTCACCTTTCAATTCCTTGATTAATCCAGCATCAAGTAGTTCGGAAATCCGACCGCTGAACTGATTAAATCGCTTATCCATTGCCAATGATATTTCCGGTAATGTCATCACATGATTGTCTTTTATCATGTTGTAAATCTTGGCAGCATCTCCTTGAAATGTACCATCTGTGATGCCTTGAATAAAGGCTTCGGTTTTTGCTCTTGTCATTGTTTTTGTTTTTTAAAGTTTAATAATGTTATTTATAGGTTTAATTGTGTTCATATACTCCCTTGCCAATGTGATGCACTCGTTACGTTGCTGGATGCGTAACTTATCGAATGAATGAGGTATCATGTGCAACCTCTCGGCGATTGGTATCTCGTTAAAGTCCATAAACCACTCTAAATGTACGTTACTTGATTGTAAACAATAGTCTTCAAGTCCTTTGCGAGTAAATATGTGGTTACAAACTAACTCCACGACATCAGCTATAAACTCATCACGCACATCTCCGTTCATATCTGTGATATTGTACTTCCAATCTAAACGTCTAATCTCGTCATCTATTAGCTTTGCAGGTGTATCAACTAAAACGTGGCAAAGTAAGCTATCGTTAATGTTCCATAAGTCCATATAACAGTCTAATTGACGCAAATAAACTTCATTAGGTGTATCAAGTAAGTGCTTGTTAAACGACTCGAAACTCCACGACGTCTTAATGTCTATTATCAAGTTATCGTCTTGGATGTCACGCTTACCAGTTACCCATTGGTTTGATCTTCGCTCATCGTCTTTTGTGAATGGTCTGCCTAATACCTCGCTTACCAAATCTCGTGCATCTTTTTCTTTTTCGATGCCTTTGTCAAAGTACTTGGTTTCAAGTTTTGACCTGCGCCCAGTGCGAGCCTCAAAGACTAAATCGGTGCAGATACGTTTAGCGGTGTCTGTTAGCTTGTAATTTTGGCTTTCGTTGTGCTTATATTCTAATGAAAACCAAGTCTTAAGCTGATTCTCTGTTAATGGTCTGCCCTCTCCAGCTTGGCGTTTGCGGTAGTCTGCTAATGTTTCTGACTGGTTAGGTGTTAATGGCTTCGGCACAGAGATAATGTTGCCGACTGAATGACTGCGAAAAATGTAGTTATCGAAATTCATTGTTTTGTTTTAAAGTTTATTATAAATAAGATTTTACCTGACTTTCGCTGGCTAAATTTTTCAATACTTCCGATTTTGGGTAAACCATTTCGCCATAAACACTATATCTAACTTTTGCGTATAATGAATTTTCTTCTATAACTTGACCCAAAAAACCTACAAATTTATCCGAAGCCGAAACGCTACCAGCGTATTTAGATTGGTCTAATTTGAATCCGATTACTTTTTTACCTATTAAATTTTCCATTGTGTTTTGTTTTTGATTAATTGATAATGTAAATATACAAACATTTTTTAAAACTGCAAACTTTTTGCAAAAAAAAATAAAAAAAAATTAAAATAATTAACTCAAGCCACATTCGTTAAGCCTTTCTGTATACAATAGCTTATGTCTTACTTGATCATTTTCCGACATTTGTCGCCATATTTCGTTCAGTCCAGTAATACTGTTCTCTGCTTCTAATTCTGCTTTCCAATCTCTTGATTTTAGCGTTTCGTCAATAGAATAGTTAAGCGTATCTTTTCGGTTTAAATTAGCACCAAACAAATTTCCAAAATGGTCACACGCATCCTTAATAGCTATTGTCTTTGCCATCGGGTAAGCCATTGACAATGCGCCATTGTTTATATTTTCTAATTGCGCCGGAGTAGTTCCTCTTGATGTTTGTAATTGACTCGCACCTATCCCATCGTGGAACTCCATTTCGTTTGTTACTGGGTTTAAATAATGCACTCGAACTACTACATAAACTCCGTTAAAACTTACGCCCTCTCGCAGTATTTCAATGCGATATTTTTTGAATATCTTTTGAAGAAGAAACTCAATTTTATCAATAGGTAAATATCTATATCCTTTTATGTACGGATGCGATTTAACCCATTCTTCTTTGGGTTGTGAGTTTAATAAAGTTTGGAGTGCATCATTTTTATGCGCTTGTTCTTTGTCTAAATAAAGGTCTTGAATTTTTGGTAATTTGATCATTGTCTTATTTTTTAGTGTAGTTCTTTTTTAATTCTTCTCTAATGTATTTGATCCAGTCGTTAAAACTTAACCGAATATCTGGTTTAACTGTGCTTCTTATTTTCATTCCTCAATTTGATATTGTAAGTAATTTGCTATCTCTCCAGTTCGTACTAAATAGTTGAAAATCTCCTCATAATCTAACTCTATTTCCTCGTAGCTTACCCACGCTTGTTTATGTGCTAAATAGTCCATATCAACTAACGCCTCATATTGGCTATTAGTGGTGTAAAAATGCTCAATAACTGCATCACGCTCTATAACATAATCAAACCAAACATCTAAATCATTAAAGCATAATGAAATCTCTATCTCTTCATCCGTTAAACTTTCGCATTCGAAATAAGTGTTAGTGTAAATGCCGTCTAACTCGTTTCGGTCATTAAGGCTTTTAGGTAGCTTTAATTCAGTTAGTCGATTAACAACTTCTAACGATTGGTTTACTTTGTTATTCTGCTTGTTCTCAAATTCGATAGTTACCTCTATTCCGAGAAGCTTGGCATAATCCAAGAACTTGCCGAATGTGATGTCGTTCTTGCCACTTTCCCAGTTAAATAATGTAGCTTCGGTAACCCCAAGTTTAGGTGCTATTACTGCTCTGCTAATCTTTTGTCTTTTGCGTTCTGCTTTTAATTGGTTTATCATTTTGTTTAAGTTTTAAAATTAAAAAATATCAGTTAATTCCAAATCGCTTGGCAATAAGTTTTCTATCACAGAAAAGCTTTTAGCAGTTTTTATAACCGCAGAATTTTTCTCTAATATAAAAAGGTTTCGAATTGGAGAAAACTTAATCTCAAAAATATCTAAATCGTTTGAAAGTTCTACGATTTGATTGTCTTTTAAAAGTTGTAATAAATTTTTCATTGTGTTTTGTTTATGTTTCGTCATATTGACAATACAAATATACAAGTATTTTATTAAAAAAAGAATTTGAAAAGAAAAAAAATAAAAATAATTAAAAAAAAGTGCGCACCAGTTACGATGCGCACCAAAACAAAAACAATGAATGCCCAGAGTAGGGCGTCATAGAGTCGTAAAGATAAGTCGTTTTAAATTATGTTTTTTGTTTTTTTATGCACATTAAATAGGTAGCCAAGATAGCCAACTTATTTTAGCCTTTGCCGCTTGTAATAACTTTGTAAGGACTACACCACCACCAACAAAGCCACCAGCAGTTAGTATAGCGGTCATTCGTGTCATTCCTTGCATCAAGTTTAAAAACCAATCCGTCTTTACATCGGTTTTATTATTCGATTTGTTCTGCTTGGTTTCCTGGACTTTGACTTTGCGTTTAGTCTTCTCGACTTGTTTAGCCACTTTTACGGCTTCTTTTGCAGTATAGATGTAGATTGTATCACTTATCGTATCTTTTGCGCTTAAACACGCTGATAATGCCCTTTCGCAGTCGTGGAGATTGCTTCTTAACTTCTTTTTGTTGACCTGCGCTTGGCTTACTCCAAATAATAGAATGATTAATAGTAGTTTTTTCATAATTGTACACTTGTAAAGGTTTTAAAATTATCGGCTATCTCCTCAATACAGAAACCTCTGCGCCCATCTGCAAAGTTTGTCTGCACCCAGTCGGATGCTGGACTTAATGCCCAATAAACATTATACTCAAATTTAGCGTGGCTGGTATCACGAATTAACTGGTGTTTATCGCCAAATTCACACACAATACGATACTTATGCAGGTCGTGCTTGTCAATATAGCGATTTATGTGTGTTTTTGCTTTATCATCTGGCTTCGTATTAAATCCATACTTCAAGTGCTTTTCATCTTTTCCGTGACTGCAAATGAAACACCAATTCCCCACAAAGTAATGGCTGATAAAGTCGTTAAATATCTCGTACTTTACGCTTGGGAGTAAATAGCTTAAAACTTCTTTAACGTGAATGTTTACTATTTTGCTAAATGATCCAGAATGGTTATCATTAGTGACATTATAGAACTCCAATGGTACTCCAAATTTTGCTAATCGCTTGGCTAATTCAATCTTAAACTGCGCACCTACTTTGAATGCTTCCTCGTTACTCATATTTTGGTCAAGTATATGACCGCCTCTTGTGGTCTTTGCATCCCACCCATCCATAAAATCGCCATAGTCAGCTACTATTATTTTTGATTGTCCGTTAAACTGTTCGCCTACATAGTAAACTATTTTTTGGAGTGCATCCATTAACTGAAACTCGTTCCATTGTCGCAGTCCGTATAAGTTTTCGGTAATGTTTAAGCCAACGTGAACATCTGTGTAAGTTACCTTTAATACTTTATTGCTTGTAGGTGTGATTTTAGGCACGTTTAAAGCCTTTAAATTACATTCCTTTAGTGTTTGCTCTATTAAGTCTTTATTTAGCTTAAAAAGTGCCTTATTTTGGCTTTCTTTAGTGTAGATTTGCCATTGTTGCCCAGTAGTAACATTGGTGCTTAATCTTGACAACTCCAAGCCATCGGGAACGTCTACTAAATTTGATTGTTGCAACTTTTCAACTCTGCTTATGACATTGCCTTGCTTGTCGTATTTTCTTTGAGTTTCAACAAAATCTCTATGGGTATAAAAATACTTATTAAGGCTCTTGTGATGTAAGCCAGTAAGTTCAGCTACTCGCTTGAACCATTTATTATTGCTTTCGTTCTTCTGTCTTGGGTAACTATTTAATGCGTTTTTACAGTTCATTGTTTTGTGTTTTTTGGTAGAATTCAAGCAGCCTATCGTAATAACAAATATAAGTAATATTACCTGCGTTGGCTTCTAAAAAAGATATGTGATTTTGTACGAATTTTTCAGCATCTAAGATAGTACCGCTATCCAAGTGCATACCATCGTATTGTTTTAGTTCTAAATTGTTTAGCTTTTCTTTTAACTCGTGTAATTTCACGCTTTAAATATAATGTATTATTTGTATTTTTCTATTAGGTGTAAATATTCGGGTATCGCATCAAAACTCGGACACTCTTTTATCCTTTCCCAGCTATCCACCTTGCCATTTAAGTTTTTATCTTCTGATATATCCCTATGCCCTAATATTTGAACATTATCTATGCTTTGAAATTGTTTAAGGTATAGCAAAGCATTATCAATCTCACATATTAAGGCTTCTTTCTGCGCTTCTGTGCGACTATCTTTTGCCTTGTGTACGTTTGCCTTATCTACTCCCCCAATATAACAAATGTGAATGCTTGTGCTATTGTAATACTTAACTCCGTTAGTGATATTTTCGTATGGTGCTAACTGGAACACTTCGCCATCTTCAGCTATTATTCTATGATAGCCAACTGACTTCCAGCCAATAGACTTCCAATGTCGTTTGATGCTTTCTACATCGCCAAAACCAGCAGAGCAATGAATAAAAATGCGCTTGATTAATCTCATTTAAATCGTTTACTCCACCATCTGCGGATAAATAAAGAAATTACCAAAATGGTAATAGCAGTGAATATACTCGTGATGCTTCGGAAAATCTCTTGTGCGTAAAAGTTAGTGCTGATTTGAAAAGGTAAAGTAAAATAAACACCCATACCAGTTGAAATAGTCAAGCAGACATCTACTATCTTGTTTTTAAAACTTTCCGTTTGAAACGCTTGAATCAATAATATTGCGCTGATAATTACTTTGTCCATACACCTATTTTTGTGCGTTTCTAATTAGTTTTGCTTTTTTCAATATTACTTCCAGCACCCAACTAAATGATAAACCGAAAATGTAATAGATATACATTGGATTCTCGGTCTTCATCGCATCCGGTAAAAAGTTTAACCCCAGCCAATGAACTAAATCTTCTGTGAAAACTATAATAGGAAAGCACATTAAGAAAAAAGAAATAACGGAATTGTAATTGTCCAGCCACCAAAACTTCCAAGATACTTCTAATGGTGTACGTTCCGATTCTATATCTCTAATGGTAAACTGAAACCACTTACTGGTCACAAACGCTAACAAAAGAAAAAAGAAAGCAGCCAAAATAAAGCTACTTTCTATTCCATTGGTAAAGTAATTTGTAACGTAAATGCTATCCATTACATTATTATGATCTTGTTAATTATTTGGTCATCCTTTGGCTCTCCTTTCCACAAAGTCGGTTTGGTGTTATCCAAGTAAGTAATCATTTGCCGTTTATACTTGGTCGCCATATTCATCGCCTCACGCTTGGCGAACTCTACGTTAGCTATCTGCTCGTTACTACCTTGTGCCGTTTGTGCGCCTTTATTGCCAGTCTTAATGTGATTGGCTTTGCTCAAATAAGCCTTTACATTATAAGCGATGTAAGGCTTTAAATAGGTGTCTAAAAGCGTTGTATAACTCGCTGGATTAGCTACCACGTCATCGTAAAAATCAGCACCAAATAAAGATAATACCTGCTCCCATTCTACCAACTGAATTAGGTTGTCTTTTACGGCGTTTATATCAAACGTATTACTAAACGCCAATGCTTTAATCTCTGCTTTACTCGCTATCATTGCCTACTATTGTTTTAGCTTGTTCGTCATCCATTCCCATCATCATCAATAACTCATAAACTGCCGCTTCTCCTATTATATCCTTTTTCTCTAATAGAGTAGTGATAGCCGATAAGTCATTTACCACGTTCATAGGCGATTGATTGTTGAAACTTACCTCTCCCTCGTAAGGAGTGTTTTTAAATGCTTTTTGCAAGGCTTCCATAATAATGTCTTGCTCGTTTCTAATTAACCTTTCGGCTAATTCCCACTCGTTACGCAGTTGCTGATTATTCCCAAGTACACCAGCACTCTCTAAACCTGCTAAACTTCTAAACCAGCTACACGCTTTTACGATGTTGTTCTCTACCAACTTCTGCAACTCAATAAAACTACCCTCTTTTTGCATCGGGTAGGTAATATATTCGGGTGCTTCAACATCTCCACTCTTTGGTACGATTAAACTCTTTCCGCTTCTGCCTTGACTCGTGCCTTTTAGCTGACTTTCTAACTTTTGTTTCTGTCTTGCTAAACCTTTCTCGGCATCTCCATTTGCATCGGTAGTATCTCCAAAGTCAAACATTAAGATACTGGACAAAGTTACTCCATTCTCGAACTGATTAGCGTTGTATTGCCCTATAAGACTCTCTACTTGCGCATCAAAAAAAGCACCACTCCACATAGGTAAAGGGTAGTCTATCATTCCGCTTTCATATTCCATAATAGGAATAATCGTTCTGCCATCTTCATCGTAGTTTGGGTATAATGTGCGCTCTATTGGGCGTATTCTCGTATCGTTCCAGTCCTTGCTAATTGCTACGGCTTCGGGTTTCTCTCCAAAATACTCCATAAATCGCACTTGCGAAGCATCTAAATGATAAACGAATACCTCGCTACCTTTACGGATAGCTTCTATAAAGCCATAGCCATACGTTCTGCGGTCTTTAGCAACTCTTTTAGCCAACTCAAACCAGTTATAGTACTTGTTTAGGTCTTTAGTTAACTTGCGCTCTAACTGCATATTTTCAGTCAATAAAGCGCCATAGCTAACATACTCGGCAAACGAGTTAATTACCGCTTTTAATGTGCTACTTTCTTTAGCTAATTTAGATACCTTTTGAGGAAATAAGTTATTGTCAACTGTGCTAACAATTCTTAAACCTTGTTTGGTAACTATCTTCTGCTTGTCTGTGTAGTCTGGTAACTGAATTACGTTATTCGTTACCTGGAAGCTGCTTTGCTGACTTTTTCTTGGATGGTTTTTTATTCTCTTCTGCACGTTCAATGAATCTAATCAGTTTGGTAAATTGTGGTAACAAGCTATACTTGTATATTAACTCCGCTGAAAGGGTGTTGGTGTCAAGGATACCAAAACCCCTAACACCAATTTTTTGCCCTTTATACTTCTTCTTGTAAACCCACATATTATACAGATGTTGCTGCTACTAATTCTGCTACGATTGCTGGAACAGTTGTAGCTGGAGTAGATGCTCCGCTAATTCCGCTCAATACTCGTAAGAACTCGCCTTGCTCTGCCATCATAGTGAATGAGAATAAGTTATCGTCTGCTTTTGCTCTACCACTTGTAGATTCTGCCGACATAAACGCTGCGAATGCCTCATCTTGAAACTCCTCATCGTAACCGATAAACAATAGTCTGTCACCATCGTACAAACGAGCTACCATATA